TACCTTGACGAGATGGGCTTCAAGCCAGGCGATGGCTTTGAGATCAAGGTAAACCGTAACAGCGTTACACTGACGGCAGCTTGATACGATACGGGGTCACATGTACACGGGGTATAACTTCTACGATCGCGCTACGGCGGAACGTAAGGTCACCCGCGTCAGTGATCCCAACACATCGTGGTTTGCGATGGAGCCGCATTGGATCTTGATTGAGGATTTGATGCAGGGCACCTTCGGGATGCGGCAAAAGCATCGCCGCTACCTGCCGCAGGAGCCTAGGGAGCTTGACGAGTCATACGACAACCGCCTAGCCCGCAGCGTGGTGCCGCCCTACTACCAGCGCATTGAACGCCTACTGGCTGGCATGTTGACCCGCAAGCCGGTGAAGCTGAACGATACCAGCGACACCATCACCGAGCAGCTGTTTGATGTTGACCTGAACGGCAATGACCTCAATGTCTGGACCTATGAAGCAGCCCGCAAGATGGTGCGTTATGGCCACGTTGGTACATTGGTGGATGCACCGTCTGATGGGGGTAGACCCTACTGGGTGACGTATACACCACGGCAAATCCTTGGCTGGCGCACTGAGGCAAAGGAAGGCAAACAGCAGCTCACCATGCTCAGGCTGCAGGAAGTGGCCAGTGTGCCTGATGGGCTGTATGGCGAGAAGGTAGTGCAGCAGGTGCGGGTGCTGACGCCAGGTGAGTACCAAATCCACCAGAAGGACGATAAAGGCGACTTCCGCATCGTGGATGAAGGCCGCACCAGCCTTAGCGAGATCCCGTTCAGCATCGCCTACTCCAACCGCGTCGGCTTTATGGAGTCCCGGCCACCGCTGGAGGATATTGCTGAGCTGAACCTGAAGACCTACCAGATTCAGTCAGACCTGGACAACCAACTGCACATCTCAGCCGTGCCCATGCTGGCGTTTTATGGCTTCCCCAGTAGTGCTGAGGAGGTGTCAGCTGGCCCCGGTGAAGCCATTGCATTTCCTGCTGAAGGCAGGGCGGAGTACATCGAACCAGGCGGCACCAGCTTTCAGTATCAGTTCCAGCGACTGGAGCAGCTTGCGCTGCAGATCAATGAGCTAGGCCTGTCAGCAGTGCTGGGTCAGAAGCTATCAGCCGAGACTGCCGAGGCCAAACGCATTGACCGCAGTCAAGGTGACAGCACCATGATGGTGATTGCGCAGAACATGCAGGACATGATCGACAACTGCCTGCAGTTTCACTCGCAATTCCTTGGCGGCAGGGAGCAACCAGGCAGCAGCTACGTCAACCGGGACTTCCTTGGCACGCGGCTTGAGCCGAACGATATTGCCAGCCTGCTCCAGCTTTACACTGCAGGGACCATCACCCAGGAAACACTCCTGCGTGAGTTGTCTGAAGGGGATGTCTTGGGCGATGACTTTGACATTGATGAAGAACTGGAGGCAACGGCTAATGCGGGCATGGATCTACAACTTGCTCGACAACCTAATCAGCTGGTTAATCGACTTAGCAGTGATGATCGAACCGAGGAAACAGGAGCTTGATTATCACGTCAGCGCATTGCCGCAGGAGATCCTGGCAATTGTCCGCGTGAGTTGGTACGTCGATGGCAAGCCAGACGAGGTGGATGAACTGGTGTTGATGGAAGACGGCCAGAACGGCTATGACGCATTTGCTGCCATCGTTAGCAGTGCATTGCAACGCGGCGCTAATGTAAGCATCCGGTCAGGGTATGCCGCCAAGGATCTAGGCATCATGCAATGACTACACCCGAGTCGCTATATCGCAACGCGATTGACCTGAACCGCTACAGCAATAGCGTGGCAAGGCGTGTGATCAATGCGTATAACGACATCATCATTGATAGCGTCAACCAGCTGCGCACTATTGACGACCTAGCGGCACCGGTCAAGGCAGCCAGGTTGCGCGGCATCCTGGCGCAGCTGAAGGACAGCCTCGGCACATGGGCTGGTGATGCAACTGAGCTGCTGGTGCCTGAGCTGCAGGGACTGGCCGAGTTGCAGTCGGAGTTTGTAGCTGAGGAGCTGCGAAAGGCGCTGCCAGCTGGCAGCCGCGACGCAGTGCGCACCGTGGAGATCAGCCCGCAGTTTGCGCAGAGCGTGGTCACCACTGACCCGACGCAGCTCAATGTGGTGGCGCTCAGTGATGACCTATTTGCGGCAGTGGAAGGTGCCGAGGCATTGGCGCTGCAGGCTGGCCCTAGCGTGTTCAACCTGACCGCTGCCAAGGGCGCAACGATCACGCTGCCCAATGGCCGCACCGTAGAGAAGACCTTTCGCGGCATCGCTATTGATCAGGCGGAGCGGTTCAGTCAGGTGGTGCGGCAGGGCTTGCTCACGGGCGAGCCGACGCCATCCATTGCTAGGCGGTTGATTGGGAGCCTGCAGTTTGGCGAGGAGGCCAAAACCGTGCGGCAGCTCATCGCCGCAGGTGGGCAGTCCACTGCAGTGGCCGACAACCAGGTCATAGCATTGGTGCGCACCAGCATCAACCAGGTGGCCAATACCGCCAGCCAGCAGGTGTACGAAGCCAACCAGGACATCACCAAGAAGTATCGGTACGTCGCCACGCTGGACACCCGCACCAGCGCAAGGTGCGCAGCGCTTGATGGGCGGGAGTTTGAGTATGGCAAAGGTCCGATGCCGCCGCAGCATTTCAATTGCCGCTCAACAACAGTGCCGATCATCGATCCTGACATCCTGCCGCCATCAACTATCGCCACACGGGCCAGCAAGGATGGCCAGGTGCCGATCAACCAAAGCTATGGAGAGTGGCTAGCAAAGCAACCAGCAACTGTGCAGGCTGATGCGCTCGGCCCCGGCAAGGTGGCGTATTTCAACAAGCTGGCCGATAAGTACGGCCCGCGTGATGCCATCGCCAAGCTGGTGCGTGATGATGGGTCTGAGGTAACCTTGGAGCAGCTTCGTAAACGATATGGCCCTGCCTAGTCTCCGGCACTTTGAGAATCGCGGCATCTTTTTTGTTAGCTCTGATCCTGTCGAGGCCTTAATTGGCGAGGCGTGGGTGCCTGCCGTTTATACCGATAAAGGCTGGGCAACAGCAGACGGCGCTAGCCTGCTGGTAGGCATTGAAGAGTGGCGTGATGGCAAAGAAACCAACCAAAGCGGACAAGAAAGTAGCCAAAGTGATGGGGGAGTACAAGCGGGGAACATTGCAAAGCGGCAAGCCCGGCCCCGGCAAGGGACCAAAGGTCAAAAGCCGTAAGCAGGCAATTGCTATTGCATTGAGCGAAGCTGGTAAGTCGCGCAAGAAAAAGTGATCACCTATCGCGGCGAGCAGTTTGAGGGTTACAACAAACCCAAGCGGACGCCATCACATCCAAACAAGTCGCACGCTGTATTGGCCAAGGAAGGCGAGACAGTCAAGCTGATCCGCTTCGGCCAGCAAGGTGTCAGCGGCAGCCCACCGCGTAAAGGTGAATCAGCAGCAGACAAATCCAGGCGTGCATCATTCAAGGCGCGTCATGCCAGCAACATTGCCAAGGGCAAAATGTCGGCAGCGCACTGGGCAGACCGCAGCAAGTGGTAGCCTAGGTATGCACTATATCCCTGCGGGATAAGCATGTCTGAAGAGAATCAAACTCAGGAGCCTGCGGCTACTGATGCAATGCAACGCAGTATCGAAGCACTGGAACGCAAGAACCAAGAGCTGATTGCTGAGTTGCGCACTGCTAAGTCAAAGAAACTACCGGATGGCGTTGATGTCGATGAACTGCTGGAGTTCAAGCGACGCGCCGAGCAAGCTGAACTTGAATCCCAAGGAAAATACTCCGAAGCAAGACAAGCTCTGGAGCAGCAATACCGTGAGGCGACGGCGGAGAAGGACCAGCGCATTGCTGAACTTGAAGCCCGAGTCCGTGAACTTGAACTGGTCAGCCCAGCAGTGACCGCACTAGCTGACATCGTGCATGACCCCGATCTGGTGCTAAAGACCAAGCTGAGCACCGACAAGATCGAACGCGACCCTGACGGCACCGTGGTTGTCGTTGATGGCTACCAGCGCACACCAGTCACTGAATGGGCCAAGACGTTGCCAGCATGGATGCAGAAGCAACCCAAGCCGCAGGGTGGTGGTGCGCCATCAGGTCGCGGCAGTGGCGAGATTCCGTTGGGCATCAAGAACCCATTCACGCAGGAATCATTCAATCTCACCGAACAATCCAGGCTGTTCCGCACAGACCGCGATATGTACGAACGATTGAAAGCTGCTGCGGCACGCTAAGCTATCGCAACCGGCTGCGCTGGTGATCGGGCTGCGCCCACACCGTAAACCAATTCCCGAGATGAATCATGGCGACTCTTCGCTCTGACATCATCATCCCCGAAATTTTCACGCCTTACGTCATTGAGCAAACCACCTTCCGTGATGCCTTCCTGGCTAGCGGTGTGGTTCAGCCGATGGCGGAGCTGAATGCTACCGAGGGTGGTGATTTTATTAACGTGCCTTTCTGGAAGGCCAACCTGTCTGGTGACTTTGAAGTGCTGACTGACAGCACCTCGCTGACGCCCGGCAAGATCACTGCTGATAAGCAGGTGGGTGTCATCCTGCATAGAGGCCGTGCCTTTGAGGCACGCGATCTCGCGGCCCTCGCGGCTGGTAGCGACCCCATGGCCGCCATCGGCGCCAAGATCGCTGATTACGTTGCCAACCAGCGTCAGAAGGATCTGCTGTCCTGCCTTGCTGGCATCTTCGGCACCCTTGGCACCACCACCAGCGCTGCTGCCTTCTTTGGCCTGACCATTGACGGCGAATCTGCTGACACCCCTACCACGCTGAGCCCCCGTCACGTTGCGGAAGCCCGCAGCCTGCTGGGCGATCAAGGTGACAAGCTGGCTGCTGTTGCCATGCACTCCAAGGTCTACTACGACCTGGTTGAGCGCAAGGCGATTGATTATGTCAGCACTGGTGACGCACGCGGCACCAGCACCACCCAGTCCGGTGGCAGCATGGCCGGCGCATACGGCGGCGAGGTGAGCGTGCCGACCTATATGGGTCTGCGCGTGATCGTCTCCGATGATGTGCAAACCGACGGCACTGGCGCCTCCACCGAGTACGCCACCTACTTCTTCACCCAGGGCGCTGTCGCCTCTGGTGAGCAGCTGGGGATGCAGACTGAAACCGACCGTGACATCCTCGCCAAGAGCGATGCCATGTCGATCGACCTGCATTACTGCTACCACCCCGTGGGCGCTAAGTGGGGCGTGACGACCGCCAACCCGACTCGCGCTCAGCTGGCAACAGTTGGCAACTGGTCGAAGGTGTACGAACTCAAGAACCTTGGGATCGTGCGGGCTACAAACACCTCTAACTTTGATTGAGGTAACTGATCATGGCAAGCATCTTTGAGCTTGAGAACCCCGCTTTCGGTAACGTCTACCGGAAGACCACTGTCACTACGCTGGCCGCCTCTGGCGCTCAGACTGCGACGGCAGCAATGCTGCTTGGTGGCGTGCTGGTTTCTACCGCGACTGCTGCGTTCAACCTGACCACCGATACCGGTGCTCTGATTTGCGCGGCACTTGAAACGGTTGGCCAAAACGTTATTGGCGTCAGCTTTGAGTTCTCGATTGTGAACCTCGGCACCTCGACTTTCCATATCACCTTGCTTGCTGGCGCCACTGGCGCCACTGTCAGCGGTGATGCGATTGTTGAGGCTGGCACCTCTAGCACTTTCCGTGCTGTGGTGACTGCCGCTAACACCGTCGTGATCTACAAAGTCTGATGGGACTGTTCGCCTTTCGGCGACTGCGTGATCTTGAGGCTGCCTCTTCGGAGGTGGCCTCTCTTTCTATTGCAGAGCCTAAACTGATACCAACGGAGCCGACCGATGGCAGTAGTGATCGTGGCCACACCAGGGGCCGCAAACGCAAACTCGTATCTGACGCTAGCGGAAGCGCAAGCGATCATTGATGGCTTTGTCGAGGATGGCGATGTAACTGCATGGGCAACTGCAACCACTGATCAAAAGAACCGGGCGCTATTTACCGCAACCCAACGGCTTGACCGTGAGCGTTTCTTGGGTGCCCGCGCTACTGATACTCAGAGCCTGCAGTGGCCGCGTACCGGTGTGCGCAAGCCGGACACCTATATCAACACCTACGCGGTGGGATTCCCGTTCAGGATTACCACTGACTACTTCACTGATACCGAGATCCCAACGCAGATCCAGTACGCGCAGGTGGTGCTGGCAACGTACCTGCATAACAACCCAGACGGTATTGGCCTTAGCGGGCTGGAAGATTACAAGAACGTCAAGATTGGCAGCCTAGATGTGACACCCAATCTTGGCTATGGCGCGGTCGGCGTGGATAAGGTGCCGCCGATCATGGAGCGCTATCTGACAGGGCTTAGAATAAGTGGACCAGGCAATGTTGCCATTAAGCGGAGCTGATCATGGGTTACGCATATCCCGGCGCTGAGTTCATTGATGACACCGCTGCGCATACTGGCCGCTTTGGCAAGGTATTTGCGCTGGAGGATTCAGTGATCGCCAGCATGACTGCTCAGGATTGGACAGGCAATGCGCTGTTGGCGATCCCATTCAAGGCTGGCTGTGAGTTTGAGGGCGTCATCACCAGCATCACATTGACCAGCGGCACTGTTGTTGCTTACAAGCTCTGATGTCTGTTCAGCCCGGCCAGTACAACATCACCGTGCAGCGGCGGGCTGATTATGACCTGCAATTGCAGTTCAAGGACTCAACCGGCGCGGCCATCAACCTGACCGGATGGACGGCTTATGCGCAGATGTGGAATGCTGGCCGCACCACAAAGTACGCAGACTTTTCTGTCACCTACGTCAACCGGGCAGCGGGCACCATCAAGATCCTGCTGACGGATACGCAGACTG